GCAGTCCCGGCAACGTGTATTCCGTGTGTTTCTCCGTCATCAGAATAATCATAAGTTCCGTTTACACCATAACCTAAAGCTGAATTAAGACCAAACCAATTAAACATTTTAAATCTTGTGCCGCCTGTTCCATCAGCGTTAACGGCAAACTCTGGGTGATTCATTGCTGTTGTATTAATTACAGTATCAACGATTAGTACATCAACATTTTTCCCCGAGGCTGTAATTGTATAATCAGCCACTGTAATAGCATCAGTTCCGTCGAAACCCCATTCACCACTTAAAGCATTTGCTCCAATGACATGTCTATATAAACCCCAATTTTTATCTCCAGAAACTGGAAGATAATTTTGTCTATCAAAAGTTCCGCCTTCTTCAAATCCAGTATACGCATCCTGGGTTGATCTAATACGATTTGCTGATTCTACATCCAATACTCGAGGATCATTTTTAAGTTCAATCACTTCCTCAGGTGTTAACATATAATGAGTGTTACGACTGATTTGTCTTCTTAATTGTAAATCAACTGCTCTATCAGGAATATAAAGATCGCCACCAGGCGTTTCCATATCGTTATAGAAATCGTCTAAGTCTTCTTTATTACGAAGAGTGACAACATATTCTTCCATTATCTTAAGCCTCTAATTGAAGTATTTCTATAGCTACTGTAATTACTGCAGCACTACCATTTTTGTTTCTTACTTTAACAGGTATGTTTGTTGTTGGCGTTGATTCTAAATTATAACCAATTGTTCCTGGTGATAGCTTTACTTTTAATTGACTACTTGTTGTAATTGCTTCAGCAATAATACCAGCATCTGGTGCAGGGTCTGTTGTTTCTGGTCTCGTGTTGTCTGCTACACGTGAAGCATTATCTGTGTAAAGAGTTACCCAAGCCGGGTGTGATGTTGTAATGGTATATAATGCGTATCCTTTATATCCAGTAATATCAATGTCTGTTGATACTCCATCAGCAATTGATGCTGTAGCTTGAGAAGGAGATTGACGACTTGGTAATGAACCACCGCCACCACCACCACCTGCAGCTGCTTCAACAACAATAGTACCAACCATACTTGAGTGAGCTTGACATATGTACCTATAGTTACCAGAAATACCTGCTGGTATTTTCCAGAACATGGCACCACCGATTCCTGCGTTTGCGTTTGAGCCTTCGTAATAGATTCCGGAATCAAGTGCTATTAGACCTTCATTATAATTTGAACCTGCAGCAGTTTGAATTACGAATGGGTGTACAGCACCACCTGCATCAGTTAAATCAAATCCAACTGTCGTTCCTGCCTTTACATAAATTGTTGGGTTATCAGTTGTTCCATATTGGTCAAAACGATATGAAGAAGAACCTTGATGAGTAACCTTTAATACTGTAGCAGCATTTTGGAAAGTATTATGAAAAGCAGCTTTATCTGTTACACCAGCAGGTTGTTCACTAATGTCTGAATAAGTTGGAGTGAACGTTACGTTTCTCCAAGTCCCATCATTACCGAAGTATTTTAAAATATCATCAGATTGTGGATTTGTAATTGTTGTGTTAGTAATGTCAGTCATAGCAACTGAACCACCGCCGCCACTACCTGTTGCATCTGCTACCCAAGCGTAATCAGTACCGTTCCAACTTAATATTTGATTTGCTGATGCACCAGAAACGTTTAAGTGAGTATCAACATCGCTTGTTCCAAATGAACTTCCACCTGAACCAGTTTGATCGTTAACCCAAACGTAATCAGAACCATCCCAACTTAATATTTGATTTGACCCAGCAGCGCCTGTATTTAAATGAGTATCAACATCTGCATTAGCGTATGAACTTCCACCGCTGCCTGTTGCATCGTTAACCCAAGCAAAGTCAGTACCGTTCCAACTTAATATTTGATCTGCAGATGCTGAATTTGTATTAAGGTGAGCAGATACATTGGAATCAGCGTATGAACCGCCACCACCACCTTCAACCCAAGCATAAGAACCGTTTGCGCTTGTACTTAAAACATAACCGTTAGTTTCATCGCCAATAATATTTGTATTATAAACAAACGGATTAAGAGGATCGGTATAACTAGTAATCGGTCCTGCTGAAGTATCAGAAAGTAATCTTCTCCAAGTTCCATGAGCGTAATACAATGAACCTGTGTCATGTGCATGGCCTATAGAACCATGATATGTACCTGCATTAATATTATCAAGTTCTAGTTTCGTATCATATAAGAATGACACTTTATGTGGTTTACCTAACAAGTCTAAATTGCCGTTAATATCAAATAGATCCACTGGATTATTTGCATCTCCTAACGCAAGATAAAGCTCATTAAAATTATCGTTGGCTTTGTCGAATGCACTTCTTAAAGGATCACCTGTACCGTCGTTAGCGGATGCACCGATATTAATTATTTGTTTAGACATTTTATTTTCCTAAAAATTCTTTATAGTTATATTTATTGCTTATGAAGGCTGAGTTGTAATATCATAATCGTTTTCTAAGTACTGGCCGAGCAAGTGTTTCATATCATCCGAGATAATATGAGCAACATCTTCACGGAAGAATATTACATTTCCATAATCATAAATTCTACTTGATGCTCCATATACGGGGCCTGTTGTTAATTCTAGTCCTGTGTAGCCTTGTGCCTGTGCGAATCTAAACGCGGACTCTGTAGCAGGCAAGAAGTTAACTCCTACGAATGGTCCGCCTGAATAAGGAACAACAGTATCTGCTCTTCCGTTCATTTGAACAATTCTTCTTTGTGGTATTGGAGTCTTCTGAGTTGTATAACCATCTTGTGGCCATTCATCACCTGTATATAGATCGTTTAACGGATACCAGAACGCACTATCTCTGTATTGGAAATCGTGTGTTTGTGATAGCATACAGACAATCGTATCAACGGCAAGATCGTTAATTTCAACAGCAGCCCTTAATGCAAGTCCGCCACCATTTGATACGCCTACAATACGAATCTTAGTTTCATCAACGTTATTATACAGTTTCAGTTTCACAATAAGTTCTTCTAACATTTCAATGTCAGGACCATTTGAAGTTTCATTTGAAACGTTCCAACTATTTTCATAGCCGTCAACTCCAATACATATATGTCCTGGCAATTCACTAGAGAACTGTGTTATCATTTGTGAACCTGATCCGCCATTACCATGTAAGAAAATAGCAACTGGGAATGGACCTGATCCTGATGGTATAGCTGCCGTTACACTGTAATCGTGGAAACCTTGATACCAATTCTTTGTAATTGTTAGATCAGCAACATTATCTTGAACTAATGTTAATCCACCAGTTCCACCAGGTTCATGGTCGGCCGATACGAATGAACTGTCAGCAGTAAAGTTAGTAGTACCTGCATTCAGCGCTGTTATATCAGCAATATCAAACGGAGAACCACCACCTTGGTCGTTGAATCTTCGTAGGAATCTCGGTTTAATTGTTCCGCCTACCTTTGCCTTAAATATAAAGTCACCAAACAGTTTTGAACCTGCCAAGTGAACATTTTCTTTTAATAACTTTTCATAATTTTGTATAGGTAAGCTTGATTTAATTTGATATGAATACTCTTGATAGAAATCACTATCTTGTATTCTTTGTCCTGAATCTAAATACTCTTGATCGTATACATTAACGTCCGCATCAAATTCCCAAACAAGGTTTTCTTGTGAACTGTACCAAGCTTGTTCTTTCATTGAAGGAACAACAATATCATTCCATCTTGCCGTGATACTTGCAGCTGCACTTCTAGATCTTAGCTGTGTCAACCATATTCCAGTTGCGGCTGAGATTGCCATGCCTTGTTTACTTAAATCATATATTGCGAATCCGTCTGAAGCAATACTACTAAACCAAGCTTCAAACGCAGGAGCTAAAGTTGGATAGGTTAATGTTGGATCAAATCCTATAGCTATTCGACTAACTATTAAAGGTAAAGATGGAGCAGGTAAATTTGTTTTTGTTGTTGTTACGCTGTTTTGTCTCCAACCACTTAAGTGAGAATTAGTTCCTGCCCAATATCCACTCGTTAAACCTTGAGTATCTGCTTTAATAATACCGTGAGAAACAAACTCATTATTGGCTGTTCTTAATTCACCTAAACCATTTGCGAAATCGGTAATCTCTGAATCGTCTACTTCGTATTCCCAATAACCAAAACCAGAATTTAATATATTGACTTCTGAAATCTTTCCTACCGCAAATTCTGTTTCTGATTTAATCACTGCGTTGTCACCAAATCTTGCAGTTCCTAGGAAATCAGTTGCGATACTTAAAACATTTTTTACCTGACTTGGTGCATTCTCAAACGTAATGTTTTCGTTTTTATTTAATCCATTAATATTAAATGGAGTAATCGTAATAAATCCATCTTGTTGATTAACATCTGTTACGACACCATTTATACCAGAAGTTACACCTCGTATTCTATCTTTCACAGAGAACGAACCTGCATCACCTGCATCAGCAAATAAAACAACTTGATTTTTACGATCTACATTTTTAAGTAATGAATCTTGGGCAATCGCAAATACATCACTCTGATAATCGGAACCAGGATTAATATTATCAAATCCTACAATAGAACCAATTGTTAAATCTTGAATATCGAATGCTTGATCCAAAGGAGTAGCAAGAGTAACTGGCGAAGCAGTACCTGACATTGGAGTAACTGCCCCATAATCAGCAGCATCAAGTGCAACAGATACATAAGGTGATATGACGTCAGTAATAATTGAAGCAATAGATGTATCGTTTAACGATGAAACTTTTACATCACTTAAATTTGTTGTGTCAGGATAAAGCGGACCTGGAGAAGAACCGTTTACTGATACTAATTGATTTGCTGTAAGAGATAAGTCAATTGTTATTTGAGGTTGAGCTACACCGTCAATAGGAAGTCTGACTGTCGTCAGTGTAACATTGTCTGTGAATCCATCCACAGCGTATGCCGCGTCGAGTTTAATACCTATTGAAGATAAATTTTGTCCAATAATAATACCAGTACGACCTGCCGTATCTTGTAATGTTTCACCTACAACAAATTCTTGATTAAAACCATTCTCACTGTTATCAAGAATAATAGATTGGTCTGAAACAAGTAATCTTGTATTGTCAATCGTATACCCATAACCACCATCTTCTAAATCGTATTTAATTTGACCTGATGCTGTATCTGTAACTGCCGTGACAATTGCTTTACCTGCATTACCATCTTTCTGAAGTACATTAAGAACTTCACCAATTTGTCTGCCTGCGAGATTCTTTCTTCTTGCTCCTACATCTGATTTATCAACAATAGTAAACTTTGAAAGAGATCCATTTGTTTTACCAAACTGTACCACTTCACCATTTACGTTACAAAGAATATCTTCATACTTGTTAAATGTACCTTGAATACCATCAAGATATATGACAGGTGTTTTAATACCATTTAGAATAAAGAAGTTAATTGATCTTACCGATGCCTTTGCACCAGTTACCGAACCTTCAATGTTACGAGCTAATAAATCAAGATACTCATATTCCTTTCCAGTTTTTGAGGTAAAGAAATTATTGTTTGGAAACATCTGTAAATAAGTACCTTGCTTCCACGCAGAGTCAGATACCTTTTGCATCTTTTCAGCAGGATACAAAATTTCAATTTCAAACTCTTGATAGAATATAGCAAAGAACAATTCTATACCACGAGCAGTACCTTTTGCTCGATATAAGTCAAGTATATTTTTAACAATGAATTTAACAAGATCTGCTTTAAGTGGAAGATCAGCAAGAAACTTTTTCTTAAATAGTATAATCATACTATTCATTGTAGTATCAACATCTCTCGTTTCAAACAAACGTCTTGCTTGATAGATATGTTGATTCTCTTGAGTTTCAGACCACCTATAATACTCTTCGACTAATTTAACAAGCTCAGGTCCATCTTCCCTGTAAATAGCGGGGAACTGATTCTTAATGAAAAGCGACAGATTTTTTTGTATATCACCCTGAGGCATTATTTTTCTCTCTTCTTAATAACTTGTTGAGTTAACAGACACCGGAGCCACGAACTCATCCAAAGTCAATACTACTTTAACGTCTGTATCTCTTAATATAAACACGCGACCTTTTGGAGCAACAACATCGTTATCTACAGTTTTTGCAGTTACTTTAATTGCACTGCCTGTGAATGTTTCTACCTGGAAGTTTGTTAGTTTCACTTCACCTTTATCATAATCAATTGTACCTGCAGTTGGATTAATAATCTGCGGATTTGTTACTTCATCAGTGATGATCATAATATTACCTAAACCATCATCTTGGAAATATACACAAGTACCATTTATATCAAAGGGAGATGATTTAACTGCAGGTTTAAAGTTTGTGAAACCATTTGCCGCATTGTAAATATAAGGTCTTACTAACGGCGTTTCAAATCTGAATGTTGGATTTGTATTAAAATTAAGTGGTGGTGAATATTCAATGACAGGCAATACTGTAATCTCACTACTTAATATTCCTGTATCTAATGAATCAATAATACCCGATATTTTAGATCGTCTTAAAGTTTTATCAAATCCTTCAAGGTTATCATCAGAATATTTTTGAATCGCAGCTCTTACCAACGTTTCTAATTCTGCTTCACCTTTTTCTGTATTCTTTTTGGTGTAATTTACAATTACAGTCATATCACCATAAACGAATTCGGTTTGTTTAAAGATTGGTTCAATACCTAATGGAGCTCTTTCTTTTAAATAAGCCAAATAAGAATTGGATAATGTTGTAGATATGATTTGTGTATCATCATTTAAATAAACAGAAACAGCAACTCTACCAAATTGAGGTGGATCTAACTGTTCACCACCGTATGCAGACACTGCGGATATCTCAGGGAATGCTTGTTGTAATAATACTTCGTAATCTTTTGATGTAACTGCTCGTTCTTGTACTTGTAATGCCTTAGGAGCAAAATATCGAATAGATTCCATTGACTCTCTTTCAGCACCACCTGCCGCAGCAGACAATGTATAAGCAGAGATCGTTGCGTTTTCAATAAAGGATCCTGAGAATGCGCCTTCTTTACCTGCACCATTTGGCTCGATTCCTGAACAGATTCTATATCGTACTCTTACATCTTCGAATTCTTGAGGTTGTAAACCAAATTGATTCTTACCAAAGTAAATAGAATACTTATCATCAAGATATGGTTCGAGATAGAATACTTTATCTAGAGGACTAATACCGTAAATAGTATTTGCTCTTGTAAATACGTTTGCATCATCAGTTGCTTCTGCATCAACAAACACAACAATTGAATCTGTATCTACTTCGTTGTTTGTAAGGAATACTCTAAGTACTCCGTCTGCATCAACAATAAATCCTTCTCTTTGGAAACTTGATAACATTTCACCTTCGTAAACATCAACACTTTCAGCAACAAATGAACCTGATTCAAATACAGCACCAGTTTGAGGATTGATGTCAGTTGATAATACTTTTCTGGCCGTATACATTTTATCTGTTACGAATGAAAAACTTTCACCTTGATGATTTACTTTAAATTGAGAATATTTTGGAATTGTAATTGTTGCGTCTTCACGTGTTGGATCTTGAATCACAACATATATTGTAGCCTTGGCAGACTTACGTGAACGAGGTATATAGTTTAATTCTTTTGCATGGGAAACGATTGAGTTCTTAAGGACGGCAGAGTCAAGAAACATTTCGTTAAGTGCCATGTTCGTATAGAAGTTATTCTGATAACTATTAAACGCAAGAACATCTAACAAGACGCTCATGTTTGAGCCATCAAAGTTATAATCCTTGAATTGCGTTTGTGTTTCTAGATAACTCCTAAGTTGACTTTTTACTGCGTCGAAGTCAAGTTCGGTAATTGGTGTTTTTGGATTTGCCATCTCTATCTGTTCCTTTGTAATACAACGTCTAACTGTATTGGCTGTTCGACCTGTCTAATATAAAAAGTAATACCAACGTAGACTTCTCCATCGTCGGGCTTTGAACTTACTGCAACATTAATTATTTGAGCTCTTGGTTCGTAAGTCTGAATTGTTGATGTTACTCTATCTTCTATTAATTTTAATGTACCGGGTGTTAAATTTTCAAATAACATCGCTCTGATATTGCCACCCATATAAGGTTGCATTAATCTTTCACCGCGATCTGTTAATATTAAATTCTTAATTGATTCTTTAACCGCTTCTTCATCTTTTAGAAGCACTACATCTTTTGAAACTGGACTCGTTAGCAGATCTTTACGAAAATCAGTGTTAAGATTAATCTTTTTCTTTACTGGTGAAATGTAATCTGCAATTGCCATTATAGTATTTCTCTTATATCTAAATGAATCTTATTTAACTCTGGGTAATCCTTAACATATTTAAATCCACCTTTTAATGCATTTTGAATAAAGGCTTCAGGATCTGCCATATCTCTTTTAACATCAATAACTAAACCACTTAAGTGTGAATTGTCTTCAGGTCCGTCTGCCTTTGTGTTATAGGCTTTACTTACCCAACCTTCTGTTATTATTAAAGGTTTTGCCGAAGACGTTAATTTCTGTAATCTGTGTAGGTATACTTTAACATCAAGGTCAATTCTTGTCCAGGCATATATACCAATACCTTCTTTTTCGTCAAACGAATCTCCTTCGACTCTAAATACATCTGACGATCCATTAAATACATTACCACATCTTGGAAGGTTTTTATAGTCCTCAGCAGTAATGGGTTTAACATTCTGCGGTATTTTACCTGTGTCAGTCTTTTCATTACCACCAGGAGAAGTCCATCTACCTTGTAATCTATTTATTACCTCTTTCCTAGTCGATGGAGAATACCTTATAGCTCCTGCTCTGATAGCAGATGACTCATTGATTCTTGAGATGTTTTTAAGACGATCTACGATTGTACTGTATCGCCTTGTATAATCATCAAGGGGTTTATTAATGTCCCTTATCAATGATTCTATTGACCCTGCAAGTGCACAGATCCTAGCTACAATGTATTGAATCTCTTCGATACCAGGTGATTCAAATGCAGCTACTGCGTAATCAATTAAACCTTTTATCTTATCTTTAATACCTTTCTTATTCTCTTCAGTAAAGAATGCACACATCTGTTCTCTTGTTGTCATAATACCTTTTACGACTTTAGAATTAACAAATGTTTCTGCATCTGCCACCAGCGCACTCGGATCAAAGTTGTTTATCATATCTTGTACTTCATCAAAGACTTTATTGATTACTTCTTCAATCTTTTCTTTGATTGTTCTAATTAACTTTTTGATTAATTCTTGAACTGTAATATCTTTAATACCATCATAACCTCTACTGATCTTATCGGCCAAAGCTAATGCATCAGCTATGATACCATCAACCACTCCAATTAAATCAAAGAACGCATCTACTGATAAAAAGAAACTATCAAAGGCATCGCAGAATCCACCTAAGATAGAAGTATTGAAATCATTCTTATAATATGCATCAAGGTTTCTTGCTAGTTTAGGAGCATTACCATCATTGATTAAATTAGCAGGTGTATAGTTATATGCTTGCATGAAGTCGGCAGTTTCAAGATTTGATATATCACCTCGTTGCCATCTATCAGATAAATCAGGATAACTACTTAAATCACCTATTTGTTGTCTAAGCAAACCATTTAAATAACCAGATGCATCATATATCTTATCACCGTATTTGTTAACTGCTCTACTTAATGGATTTGTTTCTGCATCTTGAAGTATACTATTCGCAATCTCTTGAGTCACAAGATCAATTTGTCCAAGGGTATATCTTCCTGCTCCATCAACGAGTGGAATTTTACCAATTGATAAAGTATTCTGAGTTACTTGATCGTTACCGTCTACGCATGGATCGACCATTATCTACGCCCTCTTCTTGTTAGAGATTTCGTTTGATCTTTCGCCGAATCATCTAACGCTGAAATATATCCGCCAGAATATCCCATCGCAAAATAACCACGAGGAACAATCGATGTTGACTTCTTAGGTGGCTCTGGCATTTTAATTTGATTTATACCCCAAGCACCAAGTCCTATAGGTGTAAAGTCAGCAACAATAGCAAGGAATGCATTAACAGGATTAAGTACTTTAGCAATAAACTCTGGACTGTTTCCTGTAGGATACGCCCAACCTGAAGTAATCCCAGGTAACGGTGCCGCAATTGGATTACTAATAAGAGGTACTTGAATTATAGGTAGTGTTGGTATAGTTGGTGCTGTTGGTAGCGCTACGGCACGAATTGATAATGGGTTTGTAGCATTTGGTGCACAAGGACTGCCTGGCGCAGAACTGATAGGTAAAGGCGCCGCTAGGTTTCGAGTGTTAACACCAGCTGCGTTAATAGCACCTGCATTAAGTGTTGTTGCGTTTGCTGTTGTTGCTGTTAACGCACCAGCATTTACTACTCCTGCATTCCATATTCCACTAAAGGATCCATTGACTGCGGCAATTATCATACTAGGTGTTGTTAAACTCCATCCTACTTGTGCAGGTGTACCTGTGGTCCCTGTCATCGGCGTTGGAGGAATAAGTCCTGTTGCTGTATTGATTATATTGGATGCTAATAAATGTATGTCTCCAGGTGTAGCTAACTTTATAGCCTTGGTTGAGAATACATCGTAAGTATTTAATGCTGTATTTTTAATATTCTTGGCAACGAAGTTTAATTGATTAACAGATTCAAACTGTATTTCTTTTTTGCCAAACAGAGTCATAATACCAGAATTTGCTTCAACCTTAACTTCTGCTCCTCTTACATTAACTTGATCACTACCGTTAATATTTAATGAAGCACCTGAGGCAATTTCTGTATGACCATGTACAAGTAATTTATAATCACCTTCTATTTCTTCTGTCTTATTTCCTTTTACATAAACATGAGCGTTACCATTTACAGTAACTACACTATGTCCTGATGATTCATGTTTTGTTCCGATATTAATTTCATAACGATCAGCGGCAGCTTTTTCAGTAACTGTACCTTTTGAATCTATTTGAATATATGCACCACTATCGTGATGAATCATAATTCTTTCTGCACCAGGAGAATCATCTAATTCAATACTATGTCTTCCTGATTTAATTACTCTGTTATATGGATATTTGGCTGCGTAAGCTGGTGGAGGTTCAGACCACGTTTCATCCATATCAGCAATCTTTTGATCATGTGTACGATTGGCTGCTTGTTGTAATAGATAAGTTTCATTTAATAATTCACCGCGAGCTAATCTATCTGGTCCGCCGCCTGCGTTGAAATCATTTGGAGTATAACCTCTTGCTAATAGATCACCATTCTTTTCAGGAATAACACCTTCACCGTCTTTAGTTGGATCTGATTCTGTATTATACATACCAGGTAATAAACCTAATATGATTGGATGTTGAGCCATCTTACCATCTAAGAACATTCCGTATACAAAAGATCCTAATGCTGGGGGTGGATTGTTTGGATCGTAATTACCTGCTGCGCACATTGCCCAAGGTAAATCAGTTGTCGCAATTTCTGCGTTTGTTCCGTGTACACCAAACGCTCGAACTCTTACTCGACCTTCGTGAGTTTCATCGAGGTTGCCTTCAACCATACCGATGAAGAAGAACGGATTACTTATTCCTGAACCATCAATCATATATCACCACCTTGCCAACCATATTTTATCGCTTCCACCTTAGTACTCAAAGTGTTCATCTCCATTGAATGGTCAACGCTAGCAATTAAATATTTGCCACTCAATCTGCTGTTTTGTTTATTCTCTAACGCAATGTTAGGTTCTTGTGTAATTAGATTAATTACATCTCCTGGTACCAAATCTATTCTACCTTCAATACCTAAAGAAACTGTTGAATTATTTAAATGGTAATTATAAGCAACTCTGTTTTGAATAATCTCAACCATGTTTTGTGGTGTACGAAGTACTTGACCTGGTATTGAAGCAACTCCATCAGGTTGCCAATCTCTATATACCACATATTGCTTTGCGTTTTTGTTTTCGTCTTTAAATGTTTCTTTTATAAATTTATCTGAATGTACCGCACCAGCGTTTGATGTTCTTGGTTGTCCTGTCATACCAATGTATTTCTTTTTTGCGTTTTGATAATCAAAGTTATAAGAAGTTCTTGTATGATTCACGAAATCAATTTCCATTACCGTGTTCTTATAAGCACCACTATCAATGTCAGCGCCTGTATCAACATGATTTTGGTTAGTAAAAGATACAACGTTTCTTACCATTATGTTAGCATACTGTGATGCGTCTTGTTCTGAAAAGTTTAAATAGTAAAAGTCTTTAATTTTAGCTTTATTCTTTATTGCTCTTTTTAACATCCATTCGTCAGTTACCCAATAGTAACCATCAAAAGTTTCAAAGAAACGATACATGTTTGATGGAGATTGTGATCCTGCTTTTGATTTACTTGCCAAGAAGTTCATTGCTTGAGCTGGAGTATAATCAGGAATGATCGTTCTCATCTGACCATCAGATTCTTCGATATAAAACGCTCTTCCTTTATTTGAAGTTAATTGTAAACCTTCAGAGCTATCAGGCATTTCACCAACTGACGTTGCTGTACTTAATTCTTTATTTGAATTAAAATACTTTTTAAATAATTCTTTAGCAGCATATGATCCTGATATATTTGTAAAGGCCGTGATCACACTTTGTATTCCTGCTCTAAAAGTTGTTCTGCTTACAAAATGTAATGTATAATAATAACCATCACCTAGATCACTTTTAGATAGGCCATCAATTTTAATTATTTGACCTTTAATATTTAATTCTGTTTGAAGATCATGTCCTTTAATAATTAATTCTAATTCTTCTTCTGCTCTTAATGGAAAATCGTGTAACGTTCCAACTTGGTCAAAACACTTAAGTGTTCCACTAAAAGAAGAGCTATAGATAGATTGCTTTAAATCAAATCCATATATTAAAGCAGTAATAGAAGCATCTCTATTGTCTGCCGATTTAATATTAGCAGCTTCTATAGTACAATGAGAAGGATTAAAGGAATCGGACATTATTCAGTACTTACCGAGTTTTTAAATTCACGTGATAGTTGACCTAAGAATGCATTATCGAATAAAAAGATTTCTTTCTTATTATCGTTAATTTGTTCTTCGTATTCAAAGATACGATAAGGAACCCAATCTTCAGGAATGATTCTTTTAATGATTATCTTCTGCCCTCGTTCAGTACGCATAATCACGCGATCTTCCTTACGAAGATAAATTGTTCGGAATGATTCCGGTGCTAAGATAATATTATCAACTGCCATTTGTTATTTCCTAAACTGTTTTAACATAGTATATAATGTTTTCGTCAATTGTTTCATCTTTGGTCCAATCGAGAACGTCTTCTCCGATTCTACCAGACTGTGCTTGGTACTTATCAACCATATAGTCGTTAAAGGTTTGAGTATTCATTGGCCATTCGTAATATGGATCTATAATATTGTTAGCCATATAAACTAACCAAATATAATCTACAGAGCCATAATAATCCAAGGCAATATCTTCTGCCCTCTCGCTTTCTTTAACTGTATAAGAATAATAAAGATAAGGGTTATTTGCGACTGCTCTTACGAAAGCAGGTCTTCGAGATATATCTTTAACCTTTCTTCCTTGGTAATCTATAACCGGAAAATGTTCAAAGTATTTAGTTGCCATTAGACGTCGTCTCCTTCATAATCTTCAGCCGTTTGTATTTCGAGTTCCTTAAAGGTCATGCTAACTTTGATACCTTGAGGTACACCGCCTTCGGCAATAATAATTTCACCACTTGCTCCATAGTCAATATTAATATTATCAACCATACATGGCTTAAATCTAAGGAAGTGCGATTCATCAATACCTAATAGATTAATACTAACAACCGCAGGGTATTTTAAAAAGGCTCGAGATAATGAATTAGCC